TTTTTACCTCCGAAGCTGGGAAAAACAGTCCCAGTTCATACTTTGTGCCCAAGGGCATACTGTATGATTTTATCAAAAAAAGCTGGAACTGTCACGAACTATGGTATAAAGAATTTGTGTTTACAAATACTTTCTGTTACTTGTCAACAGTTGAGTTTTTACTTATTTTTCTTTAAAATTATTTTCATTAATTGCTATCGTTTTTTTAAATCGTATTCATCTTCGTATTCATTTTTGCCCGTATAGTTGATAAGGTTTTAATTTAATTCTAATAGTTTACAAACTCCCCGACCTCTGGACAAGGTCTATTTTTTTGAAAAAAGTAAAAAACTTTATCAAAACGCTTGACTTTCTCGGTATGCCGTGATATAATATAATCAAGATAAGGAAAGGAGGTGAGGAAGTTGAACAAAGAAGATTGGCTTAGGTTACTTGAAAAGGCGATAGACAATATCCCTGAAACAGTAACAGCTATCGCAAGTCTAGTGACCGCAATAACGGTCGCAAGGCAAAACAAAAAGCGTAAACCAAACTCCCGCAAAAGAAAAAGGTAAACGCTAAGAGGTGGGGGCGAAAGCCCCTCACACCTCTATTTTATCAAATGAAAAGAGGAAAAGCAATGGTTAGTGCAATAGCTATTTTTATAATTGTGATCAATGTATATATCTATCTAAAAAATAAAAAGGACAAATAGGATGAGGAAAGTTATTCAAGAATTATTAGACAGTTCGATGTCTACATCTGCTATTTCGCAAGGCGCTGGAGTTCCATGGACTACTGTTTCTGACCTCAGAAAAGGAAAAACAAGCATGGACAAAATGGCATTTCTCACAGCAGAAAAACTTTATGAATTTGCTACAGCTGATAAGCAGTGATTTCGGTCACTGCTTTTATTATGCAAACAAAAAAGCCCGCAAGCTATTGCCTGCGGGTCATTAAGAAGAAAAATAGAATCTCCTTTCTTTATTTAAAATTTATTTTGTAGTGATCAAGCCATCTGGCTCGACAGTAAACTCTGGTTTGTCGGCCATGGATCCATCTGGTTTGAGGTAGTACCAGCCTGTGCCATCCACCGACTTGACAAACTGATTGGATTTCATATCTCCATCCTTAGCATCGAGATAATACCAATGTTCCTTGTACTTGACCCAACCAGTGGCCATCTTACCATCTTCTTTGAAGTAGTACCACTTGTTAGCGATGAGCGCCCAACCAATAGCCATGGTACCGCTAGGTAGCAAGTAATACCAGTACCCATCTGAATGCTTGTGCCATGTGTTAGCTTTCATATAGCCGTTGCCGTCAAAGCAATACCAAACATTGTTGATCTTCTGCCATTTATCAGTTGGATATGAGCCGTCTGCGTTGACATACCACCAACCAGTCGCATTTTTCTTCCAACCTTCTTGGTTGCCTTCGTTTGCAAGCATTTCTTGAACAGTTGAACCGAGCGACTGATAATGCTTGATTTTAGCAATCACATAGTCACGCAAGCTGTCATTGTAACCGCCGTGCAATTCAAGGGACCGGGCAGGGCATGAAGTGCTAGAAAATTCATTGTGGAACTTGATATTGCGATAATTCGGAGTATCACCATAATAAGTCATATCTTCGGCCATTTGGCGCAATACCATATTTTCATTTTCGATAAACTCAGCATCTGATGCGCTTAATTGTTGGCATACCTCATAGCTAATCGAGTTCATGTTCGCATCGTAGTTAGCGGCAGACCATGAACCGTTGTAAGTGTCCTCCACTCGAGCAATCGCATCCCTTGTGATGTAATAATGAGCAAAGCCAAGCTCTGATTTCCCGTTGTCGTATCGTGACTGGAGCCACTCTACATAGCTCTCAGCGCTCTTTTTTCCAGCATCATTGTGCATGATGTAGTATTTAGGGCTTTCGGTTGGACGTGCCCCTGCGATACCATTAAAAATTGTATGATTAATGATTTCTACCATTATTACTCCCCTTTCCATGAATCATTCATCTGCTTGACAGCTGACTCGACGAATGTATCTAAAACTTTATCAGTCATGCTGATGTTATATTTGGCAAGCTCAGCTCGAACTTTATCGCGAGCTTGTTCCAACTTCTCTTGACCTTTATAGCCAGTTTCAGCTGCGACCTGCTCTACGGCATTGACCGCATTTTTGGCTAAAATTTCAACGATTTTGATAGTCTTTTCTCCACCTTTTTTGATGAGAAAATCCTTAATCGATTTGACTGCGATTCCAGCAAGAATAGTCAAGATTCCAGTTGCTGAAGCTACGATGATTTCAGTAATTTGTTGCATGTTATTTCTCCTTTTCGTCAAATTTGTCTTTCTGGTCAATATTTACTAGTAATTGACCAAGTTTCTTAGCATTGTCTTTCTTGATTTGGTTGATGTAAGGTTTTAAGAATTCTGGAAATGCCCAACCAATAGCTTCCCAATTCTCAAGGACAGACCCTAGATAATTAGCAATGAAAAACATTGTCCAGGTTATTCCAAGCGGACGGACACCTAGCGAACGAGCATACATTGCAACAAGTAAGATGACCGAAAATACTACGAAATGACGAATCAATCCCATTGTGCCGATTTTACTATCAAATCGCTTGGTTTTAAATGCCTTGACATATCCTGTGATAATATCCAAAATCATGAGCCAAAAAAAGATATGGATGTAAGGACTGGATGAGAGGTTCTTCAGATGTTCAATAAGTTCATGTAGTGGTAAGTCTCGCATACACTCTCCTTTCTAATCAATCCTTGGCATGACCACAGTCAACACGCCTTGTTGTAGCATTTCAGCAAGTGACTGCTCTTTGTATGTATAGCCCTCTGTGGCCTGCATCTGAAACTTAAAGATAGTCAGTGTCCCCTTTGGCCATTTAGCATTGGTTTCAAATGGGTAAGCTCCTGAGATGATGTCTCCGTTTGAGTAGCGTGTACTCTTTACAAGTGGCTTAACAAATGCTGCTACTTTTGCGTAAGCGTTGGTAGGCATACCCCCATTTTGAGAGATGGCTAGGGCGATGAGAACCTCAGTGATTACTGAAACCGTGTCAAGGTTTTCCTTGTTTTCGGTTGTCGCTTGTTCCATCTTGACAGTCATTTCCCTATTTTGTTGTAACTGCGCCTCTACCTGGTTAAATTTCTCATTTTCAGCACGGTTTGGGAAATTCTCCTGATAGAGAGCCTCCAGGGCGAGTTCAAATAGCTCTGTATTTGATAGGCTGATTTTATCAGCTGGTAGCATGATAGGTACGATAGCACCTTCTGAATTGACTAACGTGACCTTTGTAGCGGATTCTTTTCCGCTTGCATCAAATTCTTGGGACTTTGTCCCGTACTCTAATTTCATACTTTCTCCTTTAAATTTTGAAAGATACGTTGTCTAGGTTTAACCATTTTTCATCAACGTTTCCCTTTACGACTACGTTACCGCTCGGATAAATACCTAAAACAGCAGAACCATAATCATTGTTTAGTGCGGTCTTAAATAATGTTGTGGATGGTCTGAAATTTTCAGGTAAAGTAAAGATAATTGACTCACGGGTAGTCTTTCCGCCTTTACAAGTACCTTTTAAATAAACAATACCGTCAAATGTTTTTGAAAATTGGACATTTCCATAATCTCTATGATGGCTCCACCCATTTTGTAAATTGGCATTTTGCCAGGCTGTCGGATTGCTTTCTGATTTTAGCAAAGCTACATAGTCAGAGTTGTTAGTGGATTTTGATTGCTGTACTAGATAGCGCCATGGCCTCCAGTTATTATCAAAACCATTCTCTCTGACAGCCATATATCCAAATGACGTAGTAAAACGTTGAATACATTCCTGAGAATTAGGGTTAGGTCTGAATACTTCTAACATCCCCCAAGCCCCAAATGGATTATTTTGAGAGTTGCCGTCTATCCACCAAAAGCCCGTATCTTTCATAGTATTAAAATCCTGTTTGATAATCTTTCCGCATCCGTTATTATCGGTTAATTGATACTGCTGAATAGGCTTGTTGTTTGAGTAGATATCACCAAGAACATCCAATGAACCAGGTTTCCCCAATTCTGCCACTTTTCCAACACCTACCCGCCCATATTTGTCGTAGCTCATTACCACGCTTTCAGTTGCAACAGTAGCTGAAAATTCAACACTTGTAAACTTATCCTCAAGTCGTCCAATGACTGTAAAAGATTTAGTGGCCGGATAATTTCCTGCTAAGTTTGCAGCCGAATTGGTCAATGTGTGAATAGTTGTAAAGACACCTGATGCACTACCATTATCTACTGAAAAATTATTTGTATTTAATGGAGCAACCCGAAAAGTCAAAGTCATGTTGTTTCTCTGCTTACCAGAGAGCAGCAGAGGCGCTATTTTTGCGCTTCTGATGATTTGAATGATGTTGGGCGACTCTCTTGTTCTAACAGCTGTAAAGCTAAGAGAGGGAGCAAAATACTCAATGACATTGATAGTAATATCTCTAGCATCTGATTGTCTACCTCGACTATCAACCACACTAGCTCGAATCGTTGCTGATCCATTAAAATTCATCATCCCAAGCCTGCCGCCATTTTCAGTAACAACATGATTCTTATTAACAATTTCAGCTCTATAACCTGTAATAGTTGATCCAAAGACACCACTAGCACCATTAAAACCTACCTGAATATCTGAAACGATTTGAAGAAAGTTATTGCCATTCAGCAACCCTCTAGCAACACCATTTGCATCTGTTAAGGTCACATTAGAAAGTGTAGGTTTCATGTTTGGTGGAATACTCGCTGTTAGTATAGTTGATTGCGTGCCAGTTTTCGTACCAGCTGAGTAAGTATCAACGTAGATTGTCCCAGTTCCGCTTGTGCTATTTGGAATTTCATTTGCAAAATCAAGAGGTATCATCCATGTTGTGGATGTATCAACGTTAGAGGCAATAGTACCAGACTTACTACCCCAAACATACCGTACCGTATGCTTGAAACTTGAGCTATGACGACTGATATTAATTGTAATCGGACTACCAATAGTTCCAGCATTTACGCTTACAGAACTAGCCCGTGGGATGGTGGTTAGACTGATGTTAGCTGTAACTGTAATTGGTTCATGATAACCATTATTTGGGTTAAATGTGCAGGACAGAGGTAGAGTTTTACTTCCATCTGCATTATGTGTTATGGTACTTGAACCCTTAGCAAGAGTAACCTCTCCGTCCCATACCTCCCAAGTAGGATTGCTGCTGTGGACATTACGCCCATCAAGAGATAGCGAAAGAGTACTACTACCACTTTTGTTATAGGTGTGATAATAATTTGAGCGACTAACTGTCATCTCCCAGTTGACAGTTGACGTATTAGCAGCGATATTCTGCGCACCTTGATCAATGTAAACATTTAAAAATAAGCTACCACTTGAATTGCTGTATTTTGCCATTTTACCTCCTTTTATCCAACATAACGGATAACATTCACATCTTTGTTAAGATGGTATTGCTCTGTTCTAAAACGCCCAATTTGAACTGACGCGGTGAAAATCCCGTTATCAATATTGATAACTCCTTGTGAAATATACATAACTTCCTTACCGGCGGAAAACATGGATATTCTATCACTTGATACTTTGATAGTAGAGCTTGCATCATTTTTACCAATAATCAAGCCCTCGTTTGTGCTTTTCATGTAAGTGTCAATGAATGTTTTTAGCTCTGCTAGTCCTCCAAATTGAGTTGTCAACAAATCAATTCTTCTACCTGCTTCAATCAAATCTTTTTCAGATTGGGCTGCATCTTTAGCGTTCTTTTCAACAAAGGCATTATATGCTTTTTCTAGTTCACCAAAGGCCTCCATCGATGCTTTCGCTTTCATTTCAGCCTCTAAAATCTGTGATTTCTCGTTAAGGGCATTTAACTGCTCTTGAGTCAGTCCTTGGTCTGCTTTAGAGTCTATATCAGCTTGCATATCTTCGGGAGCTTCTGAAAAGTCTGTAGAGACTGTTCCTGCCTCTACTTTTGGAAAAGCAATCCAAACAGTAGCAGCGGTAAATATGTGTAAAATCAGCTCATTAGTTGCATTTGAGTTTTCTTTTTTCGTCAACTCAATGTCATAAAATTTCCAATCCGTAGTCAGTGAGACACCTTGTATAGTATTTCTATACCCTGCTCTAGCTTGAAAATTCGTATTATTGACAGTAGATTTTGCCCAAAAACTAAACCGAACAGATTTATTTTTCATTTCGTCAACGGTGCCTAAACGTGTATCTCCACCGGTTCTAAACGTAACTTTTTGATTAGTCGCTTTACCATTATAAGTAGATACAATTTTCAAAGTATTAGCTCCTCTGAATTTGCTATTAGTATCTATGCTCAAAGTGAGCTGTCCTTGCGTTTGCTCCTGACTATCATCTAAAAAGTAAGTTGAGTATCGTTCTCTTAGACTACGTTTGAATAGTGAATTAAGAAAGAGGTTCCTTCCGCCAATCTCAACTCTAGCCCAACGGTCACCCCACTTATACTTAGTTTTATCTGAGCTATCAGGTTTTTCATAATCTGAATAATAGCCAAAATAACGCTGTCCGTTATCTGTCATTGTCAAACCTGATCCATCCGCATTGTCAGAATAAGCAAAGTGAACATAAGGCGTTCTTCCATCTGCTCCTGGTTTACCTGGTAGCCCATCAGCGCCATCTCGTCCACGCCATCTCGTCCAGCGATAGTCAGCAGGGTTGACGCTGTCAGTTGAGTTGAAATCAAAGTACACCCCAATATATGCCTTGTCAGCGTTAGTCTGGCTAAATCCACTACCTGAGATAGTATCAGCGTAGGCAATGTGAGTGTACTGTGTACGGCCGTCAGCTCCTTTAGGTCCAGGGATACCTTGGTCACCCTTAGCGCCTTGCAAACCTTGGAGTCCTTGTAAGCCTCGTTCTCCACGCTCACCTTTCTCCCCTCGGTCTCCTTTAGGACCTATTGCTCCCTGTGGTCCAGGGTCACCTTTAACACCTTTTTGACCAGTTTCCCCCATTTTTGAAACAGAAAAACCTGTCTCTGATGTTTTATCTGTATAGCTCCATGTCGTTTTAGTCCAAAGATATTGTCCGGCTGGAACGCTAGGGATTTGAGATACCCATCCGCTAGTTGGTGGAACAGTCCCCGATGTGGAGCTAGCATAAACTACGGTTGTTGCACGGATACCAACGCCATCCTTACCAGCAACACCGTCCCTACCAGTATTTCCGTCTCTACCAATCCTAGCCACTGAGTAACCAGTTTCAGAGGTGTTGTCTGTATAATTCCAGGTTGTCTTGGTCCAAAGATATTGTCCGGCTGGAATAATTGGGACAGAGTTTCCCCATCCAGAATCAGGGGCGTTAGCCCCTGATGTAGACGATGCGTAAGCGATGACAGTAGATTTTAAACCCACTCCATTCTTACCAGCGATCCCATCCCTACCTGGGTCTCCCTTGTCGCCCTTTTGGCCATTCTTACCATCGGATACATTTACTAGTGAGATTTCGTCAACTGCGACTTCTTCATTGTCTATGTAAGCTGCAACAGTCAATGTGATTACGCCAGAAACATCTCTGCCTCTAGCTGTGTATGTCTGACCAGTTGTTACAATCCCATTTAAAGACCATCTCCAAGTGACTCCAGCAGTTAACAACTTGCCACCCTTGTAAAGTGTAGGAGTAATAACACTTTCTCCAGCTTGATTTTTAAAAATGATACCATTGCTGGTAGATAGCTTTATTGTGTAAGGTTTAGACTGCTCAAATAAGCGTTCAAGAGCCTCTTGTATTCCGTCCGATAACTGATTTTCAAAGGCTTTAAAGTTTGAAAAGATTGTTTTGTTACTTGCTGGATTTGAAAAGCTGATTTTCTGTTCAGTAACTCGCGCTTGAACTACTAGCAAAGGATTGAATCCTGAATCATGAATTTTGACTGTATCGCCGATTTCAACATCGACAAAGCCATCGACTTCATAAGTGATTGCTGGATAACAATGTTTTTTTAGTTCGTTGTATGCTAGACGTCGCAATTCTTTTGGATTGTCTGTATCGTAGCTAAAATCTTTTCTTATGTACTGATCTAGTTCACCTGTTGAATTTGTGAAAGTTGACGGATAAAGTTGCATAGAGATCGGAGCAACAAGATGGGCTCCTAATTGATAAAACTCACAAATCCCATCCTTGTTGTACTTTTTCCACTCGTCAAGACCACTTATTGTAACAACTTCTTCAACTTCCTCACCTTTATTATTTTTAACTCTTCTTTTTCCTGTTGGTTTGATTGAGTTAAAAATGCCAGTCTTATCAACTTTTCTAGTGATAGAATTGATATTTTTGCCATATTTTAACTGTATATCATTTCTGATGCGGCCTACACCTTGATGTGTATCATCGTTTTCATGATAGACATTGATAGAGAATTTCTTAATTGTACTGTCAGCATTTAATTGTGTATCAAATTCAATCTCAGCATCAAAGCGTTTGGCTAGGCTTAATAGACGGGCTAGTTTGGTTTCTTTCCCCTCCCATTCAAGAGTACGTTTGTAATCTGAAATTTCATTAATGCCAATGGCAAGGTGAGTATAGTTTAATAGGTCCATGGCCTCACAATACTCAGCAAAGCTCATCGCCTTTGTAGCTTTATACGGATTGGCTACTTCATTGATCAATTCAAGATTGAGGTTTTCGCAATAACATTTGATTGTTTGCTCATTTTCTTCAACCTGCATAACGTTGAAAATAAAGCTCTTACCGTGATATTTGAACGATACCCACGCTCTTTCATTAAGATGAGAATATGCTTTTTGCGTTGGAGTATCGGACTTAATAGCCTTTTTAAATACAGTAAATTCAAAAGTAGATGAACCTGTTTGTAAGCTTCTAGTCCACGTATCGTTATAAAAGTTAAGTGTGCTTTGCTTGCTGTTATCGACAAAAGCAACTTTTTGCAAATTTGCATCATGAATCGTTAATAGCATTATAGCCACCTCTCTTCAAATTCAATCGTAACCGTCGGATGTTTTTTGATGAAGCTAGAGAAATACATCTCTAATTTTGAATTACCTGGAGGGATAGAGAGCCATTGAGAACCATCAACAACCTCCCCAGCTTTAGCGATACCGTCAATATAGACCGTCTCATCTTCACTGTTGATTACAACATTTGAACCCATAGGATAACGATTTGGGATGTCACCTGTCATAGGTACAAAATCCTTACGGAACATCAACTCGTCTATATACATGTGAGATACAATAGGCTTGTCGTGATAAGCTCCTAGAGTGACATGAATTTTAGCTGATTTTTTGCCCTTAATTTCAGGGATAACAAAGTTGTAATTTGAGCCATTGTAATAAACCTGTACTGTGCTATCATTACGCTTAATCTCAAATTGCCCTCTATCTTTACTAAACGGATTTGAGACATTATCGGATGTACCTGTGAAACTTAGAAGTTTTAGAAAGTTATATTTACCTTTACCATCTGAACCAAAGATATTAAATTCGCATTCTTGTCCTTTAGAGCGCTTAAATGTCTCAACGCCATACAAGAATTGACCGCTTGTATCTGATACAGTTATTTTGATAAAGCCATATTGAGTTGCTGACTCTGCTTGAAAAACTTGCTTACAGAATAGATAGTCATTGAGTGAGCCGCTTTCACCTGCTGTATCTACTGGAATATCCCATGATAATCCTGTTGCATAGTTCCCGTAGCGACCTTGAATAGTTTGATCTCGTAGTCTGATGTGCTGCTTGTCCCACAATGTAGTCAATTCAGATGCCCCAGTCACTGTCTCACCGTTATCATTTGTGATAGCCCTATTTTTAACCGCTCGATTGAACGCATCTGAAAGCCTATCACCTCTAAAATCCAGCAAAACCTCGGATTTTTTAACAATGCCAGTGTCAGCTTCCTCACGATTTCCAACTTCAAAGGCTGAATTGTTATTGACAACTCCAATATATCCATTCTCAGCAGTATGCTTAACTCGGATAATTGGAAAAGCCTCAACGGTTCCGTTGTTTACTAGGTCAAAAATCATTTTATCGGTTGCGCTCTGTGCATTTGTATCGCTATTGAAATTCTTATAAGCTGAGCTATGGGCCACTCCATCTGGCACGATGAATTTCATTGAACCAGTTGACCGTCGCCCGCTCGTCTCCTGCATCGAAATGCTTTCAATCGGCATAGCCAGATAGTATTTGTCAGACTCATCTGAGAAGATAAGTTTTTTAGCGCCGTCAACATTAAAAATACCCGCAAGCTTATGCTTGAGGGTATTTCTGTCTTTAGACCAGATGGAAAAGTCCACCTTAATATATTTTGCATCAATGTTTTGTTGCTGAATATTGACTCCGATTCTTGGTGCATAGTCGATAGAGATAGAGCGATTGTTCCCGATATCTCGCTGGATGTCATGAATTTCAATAAGATCTCGAAAATCAGTTTCATTGAAACGCATTGTCACTTCACTCATTCAAGTACTCCCTTCATTCTTAGTGTCATTCTTTCTCGCTCTTTCTGCTTCTTGGTTATAATGTCCGTCACTATAGTGCTATCCATATAATTATTCGTGTCCTTGTTAAGGATAGCAGTAAGGATTTTTTCTAAACTTGACCTTAGAATCCTCATCTCAGACACGACTTTATCTGTATCTTGCCCGTTCTGAATACTTGTAGTCTGGATTGTGATATTGCGTTGCGCTTCTTCCATTTCACGGAGAAATTTCGCGTCGCTCGGGATTCCGATACCAGAGGCATATTTAGGGATACCCATCTCACGCATCAAACGTCTGGTCTTATCAGCTCGCAAAACCTTAGAACCTCTTGGGAGAGGGAGCAAGACATCGCGACCTTGTGGGATGAAACTCCGACCATTTGGAAGAGTAACCATTTCCTTGTAGTTGCTGTTCCGTTGATCGTTGACGATAGCAAGACCGCCCGGGTGATAGTTGGTCCCGTGAGCATGCTTGCTCGCAAAGATGTTCGTAAAGAAATTACCAGTAACACTATCAATCCAGTTCTTAATCCCTGAAAGAACACCAGAAGCATTATCTTGAGCGTTGATAGTAACAGTTTTGTCCTGGATGCCATTCACTCCTGTTTTCACCTCACTAACAGTCGCTGAAGTGCTGTTTTTAGCAAGAATATCCACTGGATTATATTGCTTAATAGCATTGATAGCCCCGCTCGTCTCATTTCGCACGCCTCCCGTTTGGTCAGCAGCAAACAAGTTGATAGGAGCTTCTTGTTTTGGTGAATTAACACTCAAAATAGCACTCCCAACAGCTGAGCTCGTATTGTCTACCGCATCTAGAGACTTAGTCTCAGCAGATGCAAAATTCCAAGCTGTAATCTTATCGATAGATAACTGGCCATTGTTCAAAACATTCGTAGGATCTGCCTTCAAATCTTTTGTAAATGGAGTCGTAGCATTCCATGTTGTCAGAGTATCAGTCGAACGAGAGACTGCTTTTCGGACGCTCTCATCATTGGCAAGTAACTCCTTCTGTTTTGGAGTGAGAGCTTCGTAGTTAGCTAGAGCCTTTGAAGCTTCCTCCGCCTTGTTCATGACATCAGCATTTTTCATGAGGAGTTCTTTGACTTCGGCTGGCATACTGTTCCATGTTTTAAGATGGGTTTCACTATCAAAGATGGCTTGTAACCCAGCTTGGTTCTTGACGATTACTTGTTTCTCTTCAAGGGTCATGTCTTTCCATTTACCAGATTCAACAAGAGCCTCAGCGATAGTCACACGAGCGTTTGAGTTGATATCCGCAGTTTTAGCAATAAACTGCAATTGTTCCCAACCTTCTGCAGATTTAGCGGCTTCTCCGATCACTTCCTTAACATTTGATTTAACTTCAAAATTACCATTTTCATTGATATTCCCAACCAGCAAGGACCAGGCATCGTTAGCCTCTTTCACTTCCTTGCTCATCTCACTAGTGTAGTTAGCAAGGATACTATGTGAATTCCCTACCTTTTGAGAAGCTTCAGCAGCTTTCTTTCCGATTTCTTCATAGGATAGCCCATATTCTTCTAGAATTTTCTTGGCTTCTTCCCAGTAATTGTTACCAGTGTTTGAACGAGTTCGAGTCTTCCACTCCTCATCCATAGCTTTCATAACCTGATAATACTTACTTCCCAGAGCTTCCATTGTCTGGTTATGTTTCGATTCAAGTTCTTGAATTCTCTTATTATAAGTTTCTTTGTCAATCGCTTTTCCGTTAAGCAACTCTTTCAACTCACTTTTTGAGGTTTCATAAAGTTGTTTTTCTTCATCTAAAGCTTGTTTCAAAACATCTCTAGTATGCTTCAGTTGCGTTTCGTTCAGACTTCTGATATCGCCATTCAAAGCTTGTAAAGCTGCCGTCTGTTGTTCAGCCGATAAATCCATCATTGAGAGTTTGGCTTTGATCATCTCATTCTGATTATTCAGGATGATTTCTTTCTCCTCTTGAGAAAACTTGCTCGCATCACCGTTATGACGCTGATAAATCTCATTGATTTGATTCATCATCGCTTCTGTGTTGCTTACCATCTGGGCATTTTTCTCTTTCGCTCTTGCGACATCTTCTTCAGAAAGACCCCATTTTGTAGCCAATTCCTGCACTCTCTGATTCGCCTTTTCAGCTCCAGCCACAATCTCATCGTAAAGCTTTTTAAAGGCTCCAGAAACTTTTCCAACGTCTCCAGCGTGGGTGCCAAAATTTGCGACGGCCGTACTGGTTTCATCAACAGTCTTTTGAAAGCTTCGTAATTCTCCACGCTGAACGTCATTTAAGGTAGAGCCGAATTCCTCCGCTTTGATACGAGCCTTATCTTTCTCGTTAGCTAGATAGGCTAGACCGTAAGCCAGCAGAGCCGTGCCTCCGACTAAAAGACTGACAGGACTCGTCAATCCAGCTAAAGCTGTCTTGAGTAATCCAGTTTTTCCAGCAGTCTCAGCTACCTGAGTTCCCAGCTCAGCCGCTTCTGTACCTGCTTTTTCAAGACTTAACCCCTTAGAAAACAGACTCGCAACCTTACTACCTCCTTTAAAGAGATAACCTAATCCTGTTGATGCATTCCCCAACATATTTAGCAACGGGTACCCCAAAGCTAAGAAACCACCAAAACCAAGTACTAACTTCTGTGTACTTTCGGGTGCCTTATCTAACCATTCAATAAACTCATTTGCCTTTTCAAGGAGAGGCGTGAGTAGAGGCAAGAGTTTCTGACCGATATTGATTTGAAGCACTTCCAAACTTGACTTGAATCGCTCTACTCCATTTTTAGATGATTTAGACAACTCATCCGCCAATTTCTTAGTATACCCACGAGCATTTTCAGTTTCTTTAGTAAGTTTACGTAGCGCATCTCCTCCTTGGTTGATAAGGGCATTCATCCCAGTTTGAGCTTCAACACCAAAGGCACGAGCAATAGCAGACGATTTCTCAGCATCTGTCCACCCTTTTGTTGATTCCTTGATGCGATCAATGATGTCAGGTAGTTTTAAAGCGCCAGATTGGAATTCTTCCACAGTAAAACCAAGCTCTTTCATTGCTGCAGCATTAGATTTAGAAGGCTTGAGCAATTTAGAAAGCGCACCACGTAAAGCTGTACCAGCCTTCTCACCAGCGATACCATTATCAGAAAGAAGACCGATAGCTGCAGACGTTTCCTCGATAGACATCCCCAAAGAATGAGCCACAGGACCTATATACTCCATAGCTAGCCCCATATCTGAAAAGCCAGCTGATGTCTTGTTGGCCACATAAGTCAAGCTATCTGTAACACGGTTCGTATCCTTAGCCTCTAGCCCAAACTGACGTAAGATGTTAGTCGAGGCATTCATTACCACGTTAAAATCATCGCCCGATGCCTTAGCAGCATCTAAGATAGCAGGCATCGCTGCAATAGTCTGATTAGCATCAAACCCTTTTTTGATGATTTCCTGCATCCCCTCATTGATGGAGGATGTTGAGATACCATACTGTTTCGCCCAACCTTTCGAACTCTCACCCAATTTTTGTGTGGTGCTATTCAGTTCATCCGCAGTTGGGATAGTATCTGCTAGGAGCGACTTGGTCGTATTCATTTGACTTTCAAAGTCTATAGCTTTCTTAGTTGACAGGGCAAAACCAGCAGTAAGAGCTGTTGATACAGGCTTCATAGCATCACCCATTGCACGGAGTTTTTCGCCACCACTCTTAAAGGTATCTCCTAGCTTGTCCATTTTCCCAGCCCAGCTATTTTCGCGACCAACATCTTTCAAAGCTTTTTCAACTCCACGTAGCTGGTTTTCCATTGCAGCTAACTTAGCATTTTCGCGCTGAATATCAGCAGCAGCCTTGTCAAACTTAGCTGTCCCAGGATCAAGTTTGTCAAAGCTTTTCTTCATCTCATCCAAGACTTTACGCTGTGAATCAATAGCTTGTCCTAAAGTCTTATATTTTGCTTGAAGTAACCCAGCATTTTTTTCATTTCCTTTCAATGTACTATCCAAAGAACGGACATTATTTTGAAAGTACTTTACAGCGTTTTTTGCACCATTCAGAGTAGGGTTGAACTGTGACACGTCCAGCCCTAGCTCGATATACATCTGACCTAACGGCGTACCGCTTGCCATATTGTTCTCCTTCCTAGCTTTTCAGATAAAAGAAAAAAGCCCTTGCGGACTTTTCTTATTTTTATTTCTTATAATCATTAAAAGCCATAGACATCATTGCCCATATAAAAACACCTAGTAGGCCATATCCATATAAAGGCAAAGAAGCGATAATGAATGGCGACAATAATATCTGCCCAATCGTATTCCCAAAGTTCGTACAAACACAGTAAATACCAAAACAGATGTATATTACAAAAGTCAATGTCCAAAATAGACGCCGTCTGCGATTTTGTTCTACCATCTTCATCCTACTCACCTCCTTACCCTTATTATATGCCTATTGAAGTGTTTTGTAAAGCCTTTGCATCAGATAAGCTGGAGAAAGTCAGCAAGATCCATGACTTCCTCAGTTTCAGTAGATTCAGCAGATTCAGTTTCACCAAGAACGCCCATCAGGTCCTCCCAGCTCGTATCCATAACATCTCGGATACTCATACCGTACGGACCCTCAGTAGCTTGCTTGACAAATCCATAAAACCGTTTCAGTGCTTCACTTGGCTTTATTTTTTCTCCTTTGGGTCAACATCACCTACCAGATGAGAGTAGATGTCTGCGGATGCCGCAAAAATATCTGCCATGTCCGTGAATTTCAAAAGCTCTTCCACTTCCAAATCTTCAAAGAGTGAGGCGATGAATTCCAACTGTTTGTCTAATTTCTCTACCTCTGACATATCAGATGATAGTGCTTCATTGAGGATCAGATAGTCACGATAGTCCTTAGTAGTAATTTCCTTACTAGTTTTTTGAACATCTTGACCTTTTTCATTTTTAATTAAAAATTTAACCTTAGCCATTTACTTTCCTTTCTAGAAAAAAGATAAAAAGAGAGCTTGCGCCCTCTCCCTACACTGCAGCAACCATTTTAAGTTGACCTTTGAATTTTTTGAGCTTGGTTTCATCCTTACCAATATATTTCACATAGTAAAGACCATTTGTTTCAGTATTGTCGCTTGCGATAGCAGCAAAGCTCAAGCTGTCATCTGGAAGTTCTTCTTGCTTATCTTTAAGTGTTTCAAGCTCTTCAGCGTCCATTGAAAACTGACCTTTAAAGAACCCGACTTGTGCCTGAGTCCCATTTGCAGTCTTAGACTCAAGCATGACAGCACAGAATGGAGCAACTGTATCAGCACCGATGCCAATGATTTCATCTTTGACTTGGTGTCCGAGAATTTTAGCGAGTACTGTCGAAGGGATATCAACCGCAGTCATTTCCATCTTAACATCGCCCACACCACGGTTTGATACGTGATAAGCAATATCGCTCCCATACGTTTTAACTGGATCACTTGCAAGACCAGAAATTTTAGCAGTACGAGTTGCACCTTCTCCCGTCTTACCTTCGATTACGAAAAGGTTCTGTCCGAGCGTTGGAGTAGCGTTACCATCCAACACACGAATTGTCATACGTTTAAAACCAACTAATGCCATTTATAGCACCTCTTTCTTTAATTTAGTATTCTTCGTATAGAGAGCTCTGACCTTTATAGGTCCGAGCATCTACATAGCGCTTGATATCAGGAATCCATTGTTCCAGACCACCTTCAGTCTGATAAAATCCCTGATTTTCCATTATTTTTTCAATTCTTCCTTGGAGTTCCTTACACTCCACTCGATCAGTAGACTCTACATTGATTTGATAGAGAAAAGTCTTAGCCAGACTAGTATTGCTCCCATGAGCCGTCTGCATCGGAGGACCGACAGGGATAATGACAATACTTGTTTCATCATCTCCCAAGGTCTCAGGACGTTCAAATGACTTGATACTAATACCAGATAAAGACTCATCTTCTTCCAAAGCGTTGGAGAGTTCAGTTAATTTGTCCTTAATCATTACAAAAACTCCTGTTTTAATTTCATGCCGACTTTAGATTTGAAGACTAGTTTGCTGCCTTCAAAAAAGCGACGCATAATACCGAAACCACGAGGATGTCCATTCTTTGCGTATCCAAATTCATTTAAGTGAATAAGAGTCCAACGAGGACTTTTGAAACCTAATTTAACCATTGGAACACCACTAGCAGTACCTGTCACATTTCCATGAACAACCGCACCAACCGTCTTCCCAGTGTCAGCGTACACCGCCATAGCCCGTTTGAAAGTAGGCTCAAACTCCTCAACCGTCTCCTTCAAAGTCTTGTTGACCTTTCTACGAACCACTGGCTCACCTAAACGAGCCTCGATATTCCTCAAAACATCATCAAATCCTTTTAGATTAGCTCCACTAGACATCACGACCACCTCCGATAATAACTATCAAAAAGTCCCGATTATGATAATCGGGACGTACATCGATGATTTGCCATTTTTTACCTTTTAGGCGCAAATCCTCAACTTCGACAAAGTGGCGATTGTCAGGTTGGTAATCATCCAAAGGATCACGAATTTTCAAAGTCATCTTAGCTTTCAATGCCTTACCTGTCGCAATCTCAATATCTTTGAAGCTAGGTGAGTAAACTTGGCCCATCGTATAAAAAGCCTTCTTGTAACTCACATCACGGCCATCAACCCCCTCTTTAACTTTAGAAGTATAGAAAGTCAGGGGAGTCCTCAAGTCTCCGTTTTGAGACTCAGGCTTCTTGTAACGATAGCTAGGACGATTAGTATAATGGGACATCAGGCGTTGTTACTTCTGTAGTTTTTTCTTCCCATTCAACAAAGTCAGGCAGCGCTTCGTTGATTTCATCAAAGCGCTCTTTTGACGCTTCAAATTCTTGACCAATGGAACGAAATATCCCTTCTTTGAGGTCGTAAAAGCCTTTTAAAACCTTAATCATGTTTTTCCTCCGGTTTGTAATTTTCTAGTGACAATGCCATCAAATCCCCTTGAAAGTTCCCGTAAAAGAACTCAACTTGGTCATTGTAGGCATATCGAGCACGTTCTAAGATCAGCTCTCTCACTTGTGGATCGGTAGAGTCCTTACTACCGACCAGACTGAGGATGGCTGACTCAGAACTTTCCAACATTTGGGAGAGGTTATTATCCTCTCCACTATGAAAAATCCTCATCCGCTCCTTGAAAGATTTAAGAAGTGGATGAAGTTGTTCTTCTGGAGTCATGGCTCAACTCCTAGATTAGGCTTGGGGAAGTTGTAGATTCCAGACTGCAGCAGTCTTTTCATCGTGAGCCTTACCGTAAGCAAATTGCTTAGCGGTGTAAAGGTTCAAATCTTCCAAAGCATAGGTTTCTGTGTAGCGACCGAGTGAAATACCGCCACCGACAAAGGCATCGTAGCGACCTTTGACAAATGTAGTTACTTTACCAGCCGTCTGTGCCACAGATTCAACCAAGATAAGGTTGAATGGCATAGCTGTGATATAAACAGCTTGAGCGTTCAATGAAGTGTATTGTTTCTTCACATCCCAAGCGTCAGCTGTATTAACAACCATTACAAGGTTACCTTCTACTGCAACTGGAGTTTTTCCGTCTGCTTTAACAGAGTGATGTTTGTAAACCTTTGTCAATTCTTTGACTACGGTAGCTGAGTCAGCAAAAGTCAACTTAGTAGTTTGAGCTGTTTTTTCAGCATGAGTTGTATGGTCGCCTGAAACAGTTCCTGTAAGAGTACGAGAAAGTCCGATAGGTTTATTATTCCCATCACCGTTCAAGAAAGCAGCTTCAAGGGCAACTGCAAAGGCTTCTGTGATTTGAACAGAGACGAATTTTGCCAACCAAGCTGGTCCGAATTTTTCAGCATCTTTTGGAATTACAACGAAAGCAGTCAATTTGTGTTGGATTGCTTCTTCTTCGTTGAATTGTTGTTTGAGTTGTCCTTGGATTTCTCCATTGATTTTTCCCCAAACAGCTTGACCTGTTTGCTCTGATTTGAGGAATTTCAAGCGGATACCAGCATTTTTAAGGCCAATGTGTTGAAGGAGTGGGCGAGATTGTACCAGATCTTCAAAGATACGGTCAATGATTTCTTGTGGGATGAGCTTCTCAATCCCTTGAGGTGCGGCTTTTTCAATATCATTGAAGAACTCACGAGCTTCTGCAGTCAGCTTAGCATCGTATGGATTCAAAGCTGAAACTTCTTCACGAGCAGCGTCACGAGCTTGAGCCATCATTTCATTGGTCATGGACTCAATCATGTCATTGTATAGCTTCGCTTGTTCTTCTTGAGGAGCGCCATTTGTAACGGCATCCAAAAATGCCTGACGTTGTTTTTCAAATTGGTTAGATAATTGCATTGTCATTCTGTTTTTTCCTTTCTTAAAACATAAAAAGACCGAACCCTTTAGGTACAGCCTTGTTTGTGCTATTTTCTGGACTTTCTGGAAGATTGAATTTCTTCTGTACAAATTCGCTATTTTCGAAAGCCTCTTTTTCAATTTGTCTAGCTTCTAGCTTATTAGCCACCAGTTCTGCGATTTTATCAATATCCGGTGTCATTGCTGACCTCATTTTCTCAATAAAATCACTTGGAATCATAGGAGTTTCACTCGCTACTAGAGTCGGAGCAACTTCGTTTGTAAACATAATCTTGTCTACAAACCCATGATTTAAAGCTGATTCAGCATCAAACCAGGTAGTCTTGTTCATCAAGTCAAGCAAGTCAGCAAGAGCCTTTCCAGTCTTATGAACGTAAGCACTAGCAATAGATTTGTTAAACCCTTCTAGCACACCGGCCTCATGAAGCAAGGCATTATGGTCTCCGTTCACTTGCGTTGAAACGTTGTGGATCATGATTTGGGCGGTCGGACTGATTTCAACCGTGTCTCCTGCCATAGCAATGACACTAGCAGCGCTTGCTGCAATACCTACAATCTTCACAGTCACGTCACCAGGATACGAGCGTAGAGCAGTATAGATTTCACTACCAGCATAAACATCCCCTCCTCCCGAATTGATATGAACTTCAATCGGTTCACCACTTTCAGGAAGGACGACATCTTTTGGAGCGGTAGCTTCCCACTCAAGCCAATCGTAAAGCCATCTGTCATTGTTTGATACAATCGTACCCTTAATCGGAATTACCTTCATCTTCTTTCTTACCTCCTTTCTCTAATTGTTCACCAAGTTGATAGTTTTTGGTGATGAGGAATTTATCGCCACCAGGGACAGATTCTAAGCCAAGTTCAGAGCGCACCTCGTTTCGAGTCATCGCCCCAGAAGAAATAAGCTTATCAATGCTTCCAGCGAGTGCAAACTTATCTCTCTGACCTTCACCAATGATTACAAATAGATTATTGCGCTCGTATTCCCGTCTTGATACTAAAGCGAAATTAAGCCCATCACTCATTTTCTTAACGAGTGATTGGTAGCAATAACTAGTAAACATTTTTTGGCTATTTTCAAGATTGGCCATATCGCCATGACTCAAAGCTGTTGGAATCCCTAAGACGTCCGCGACCTCATCATCAAATTGCCGACGAAGTTTCTTTAACTCATCAACAGAAATATTTGAAGTCCCTGTTGTATTCGTATGCTCGGAATATTCCATTCCATCTTGAGCTGGAACAATGGCAATCGTTTTAGTGCTAAATGATTTAAAGAGACCATCAGCATATGATTGGAGTTTATCACGCATCTCCTTATCAAAACTCCCATTGTTTTTGGTTTTCAGAGTTCCTCTGATTTGATTATTCCTAGCCAAGGCCTCGACCAAACGAGTGTGCAACTTCTCGTAATCAGCAAATAAGTCAGAAATATAATCTTGCAGTCGATTATTGTTGTACTGTAAGAAAATCACTTCACTCATCCGAAAACGTTTCTCGAATGTGAAACCTCTACAAGTTACAAACTCAAACACATCATCATAAACAGCATATTTAGTCCGTGTATAAGAGTCAGCAACAAGCAACTGGTCATCAGTTGTAAGAAAGATTAGGACCTCATTCTTAGTGATCAACCTATAGACGACCTTTTGCCAAAAGTCTGACGCAGATTCATTTTTGTTTGGCCTTACATTCAGCAAGTAGTCCCAATCAGAAGGCTTAGCCTTACCGTTTTCTTGATACTTAAATGCTGACTTAGCAAAAATTCGAGCGATGAACTCGGCTGACTTATCAATCGCTAAGCTTTTGAGTTGCAGATTCCCAAACATCCGCTCAAGATCCTCGAACTCAAAACCAACCTCTGGCACTTCACGCTTAAATAAATTCAGTAACCCCAATGCACTTCCTCCTTTCTTTTAATTTCTGCCGACCACCCACCCAAATTTATTTTTAATTAAAACTCCCAGCTATCAATCATATCTAGGAATTCCCCGATATTTGACTCTTGCACCAGCTCCCTCTTGTAAAGAGCAGCAATCAAAGCATGGAAACCATCCGTCTTTCTTCTGACAGGTTCTTTTTTCAAGAAACGCTTGTTGCCATCCTTGTCCTCTTTGACGTAGGTATTATCCGTATACCAAATCATAGAGTTATCGCCCTCAAAGATAAAACGCTCATTTGCAAATCCATCTTCTATGATTGGCGCAACCTTAGACTGAATAGCCCCAGGATTGCGCAAGAACTCATAGTCAAAGCCAGCCTCTTCCAAAAGAGGTTTCAACAAGTCCATTCTGAAACCATCAGCACATACAAGTTCAATTTGGTAAAGTTCGCTCCATTCTTCCAGCTTCGCAATCAAAAGCCGAGGATCAATACTCGGACCATCAACGATTGTAAACAAGCCTTTTTCGGCCCATTCTTCAATAGGCGCTTTTAGCTTGAATGCTTTCAAAAATGATTTCCGTGCAAATGAATGTTGCTTCCAGATGAACTCATCACCATTCTTAAACAGCAAACCGACACTGGCAAAGTCTCGGATGCTTGCATAGTCAAAGCCAGCCACACATGACCGACCTTTCAAGTCGATACCAGGAGACCGTAGACAAGCAAGTAATTTTTCACGAGACGTCACATCTTTCTCAAGGTCAGCTTCAGGAAGGTTCATCCGTTTAGTCATGAACTCCTGACGGCCAGACGGTTCCAACTCAAGATCATCATAGTCAGCCTTGGTTCTCGCAAGCAGCCTTTTAGCGTAAGGCGTACTTTCATCTAACATTGGATTTGCCTTTGACCAGTTCTTCATGTCGTCCACTTCATCCGCACTGTCTAGCTTGCAGATAAAGGGGAATAGCCTGAAATCATCAACCTCTCCATTCAAGATTTGCATAGACTTTTCTATCAACTTGTCATAGAATCCCTCACGCACATATCCATTCGTACCGTTGTAGAAAGTTCGAGCATGAGCAATCTTACCAAGACCGGACCTTTGAACCTTCACAGCCTTATCATCTTCAAACTGGTGAATCTCATCAAACTCTAGACAGCCATCACGAGCTGAGTCCATGGTCTTCGGATTATTTGTCCGAAAAGAAAAGACCGAGTTGTTCGCTCGACCTGTGATAGACATTTTAGTTAGATAAAAATGGTCCTCAAGACCACGCCTTTGAATGGTCTCATAAACTTCCTCAAATGACACCTTCCCCTGTTTCTCAGAGTTAGCGGTGATAGTTACATCATAATCTCTGATAGGGTAGATAGGACTGATAAAGAACGAAGACCTGGCAGACATGAAACCATTCTTACCACCCCCACGAGCTAAAGTATATAGATACTCGTCGAAGTGTGGCTCCCCGTCCTCTTTCCTAAAAAGAAAAATGAACGGGGTCAAGAAAAGCTGGTATTTCGCTAGAGGGAAAAAGTTCTTTTCCGTAAACCGAATAAATTTCTCAATTAGGTCATTATCAAAATATAAATCATCACGAGGATAGATTTTCTCCTTGATAATTTTAAACAGCAACTTTCTTTCCTTGTTAACAACGATTTCTCCACGCTCAGCCATTTTGATATAGTCATCAATCAACGGATGAGAAATCATAACAGATCACTTCCAGACGTAGATTTCTCAACAGGAGAATTTTCAACTTCAAAATCAAACGATCGCTCAATAGCCAAAAGCTGATTGCTGGTTGTGTTGATTTCCTTGATGAGAGAATTCGCTTTTTGGAATCTCTGCTGACCATTGTGAACTGTGATGACCAATCCGTCTTCATGAAGTTTGGCTTTCAGCTCATAGAGCAGTCTGACGAGATAAAGATAACGATTCACTTTTTCGTACTGGATCGCATCCTTTTTTCTAGGACTAAAATAGCCGATTTTAGAAAGTAGCTGATTTTCTAATTCTTTTATATTTTTTTCTGAGTATTCTTCCATTACCCCCCACCCCCTTTAATTTTTGGTTAAAAATTTGGACAGTCGAGTGCAGACCGCTTACCGACATCTTTGAAAATTTCCGATTTTTTTGACCGGGGGGTATTTAAGATTCGTTCGCCTAACCCCACCATTCATCTTTTCTGAAATTTCTGTCATTCTTATCAAAGCGATCATGTCTCTTATTATGACATGCTTTGCACAATGTTCGTAGATTATCGATATCAAGTGCAAACTCTGGATAGAACTCTAGCTCCTTGATATGGTCAACTTCTAGGTTCTCTCTCGTGACTTTGCCTTCATCTTTGCACCAAACGCATTCGTTGTGATCACGTTCGAGTACTAATTTACGAAGCGCTCTCCATTCACTTGAATTGTAAAACTGGTTGCGTTCTTCTCGAGTTGAAACTTCAATCTTCAATGAATCATCCTCGCGATTTCATATAGTCCATCTTTACCTTTTATCTTCTCAATTCATTCTCTTAGCAAACCTAATATACTTTTGTAAACCTCGCTATTTTCACTCTCTCAATTCCTTGTTTTACATATTCTAATGAATTCGCTACATGAGTTTTAACTCAGATTTATCAAGCGTTTATCCTGTATACATAAAATGAAATCATCATAACCTCAAAACAATGAATTGATAGTAAAATAAAAAAATTAAAAGCCTTGAAACTTCGTCATGGCTCTGTCTTGTGAATCTTGATTTTTACCGATATATCTTAGTGAAATACTCTGGCTTGAGTGGTTCAGTAGGTCCATTATCAGAGCGACATCCTTAGTTTGCTCGTATATGAATAAACCAAAGGTCTTTCTCATCGAGTGAGTCGCTATATTTTCTAGACCAACTTCTTCAGCAGCTCTCTTTATGATCTTGTAAGCTGTGTTAGGTTTTATATGCTGGTGCTTTCCGTTTCGACTTGGAAAGAGGAAGTCTTCATCTTTCTTATCTTTGATGTACTGCCTCATAGCATTCTTGAATTTCTTTGGCATCTTTCGTTTGGTTGGCTTGTCTGTCTTTTCATCTACAATCTGGACATGCCAGCCTTTAACGTGTTTTACTTTCAGTTTAACGATATCACCAATACGAAATCCCAAATTAACACCAGAAAGGAAGAGCATGAGGTTACGTTGTCTATCTGATTCTTTGACTGCACTATGCAACGTCAGCCATTCAATCATAAGCTGAACATCATCTCTATTTCTGATTGGTTCAACAACTACCACATATCCTCACCTCCTTTTTAATGCACAAAAAAAAGCAGAGGTTTCCTCTCTGCTATTCTTCATGATACTAATTTACCACATTCTTTTTGTCAATTCTATATGTTTTTTTGACAACTTTACATAAAGAGCAAATTTGAAAGTGTATCGAGAATCACTTCACGTCTTCTGTAAACCTGCTTGCTGTGTCTATACAAGTACCCAGTTTCTCCGTTCTCCATGATGTGCCAAACTTGAATCCAGTCGTATCCAGTATGTTCTCCCCAACGAAGATAAAAGATTTTTTTGTCATCTGGTTCTAGATTCTCTAGTAATTGGAAAATAGCGTTTTGGAGATTTTCTAATCTTAAAATCATAGGATCGCTTGCATAAGCAACCGCTAGGTTCTCCGACCTGTTGACGAATGTCCCACTGCCACTTGCTCCAGTATCATCAATACCAGGAACAGTAAGATGCTTAACTTCATACAAACGTTCTAGCTCATGCCTTCGTTGTCCGATAAGTTTGTCAATCTTTAAATATTTATCATCGAGTTCAAACTCAAGATAATCTCTTCGTGCCTTTGTTAAGTTCTTTTTGACCAAGCCTTACCTCCCATATATCTTTTACTTTTAATCCACTTGATAATCTTACCGTCGTTATTGTTATTGTGATAATCTGGCAGTCTTGCTGTTGGACTCTCTTTGTAGACCACTTTTTCAACTACCTGGATTGCAGGCATCATTTCATCATCTATCCACCCTACAAGCCAAGCAGGATTTACATCATAGGTTTTAGCAATCATTTCAATTTGCTTAATAGATGGATATCCACCTCGCTCATACAAGTGAATTGTATTTTGAGAAACACCCGTATCCCTAGCCATATCTTTGACAGAGAGCCCTAGGTCCTCTCTAAGTTCTTTTAATCTTAGCTGCATCTTGCAAATCTCCTCGTGTATTTCAAATAATTTTTCCTTCAAATATCAGAGTAATTGTTCCTGTCCCGTCTTTGTTCTTAGATACCAAAGCACTACAATCTGAACCAAATTCAACTCCTTCAATTGTGATGCTATGCTTCACGCTATCAACGTTGATGATAGAATCATTTGATGTTTTTATTCTCATATTCCATCTCCTCACTAACTTTCTAATGCACAAATTCGTTGACCAGGTCACGGATAAAGAGCTTCCAATCAGATTCTCTAAACGTCAAGAAACGATCTGTAGTAAAATTTCTAAGTCTTTTATAGAAAAGCATTTTTAGTTGGATTGACTCACCAACACTCAGTAAGGTTCCAGGGAAGCGATGTACTGAATGCACTCTATTTCCATACCCAGAAATATCTAAATGTATTATCGTTTCTGGATATATGCGCCCTGTACTAGCTTCAACTTCGAACTCAACCTTAACTTCTTCTACAATTGGAACTTCTTTAAAAATTGGTCGTGCAGAAAACATTAACGACGAAGTATCTTGCCTTTTTCTTCTTCCTGAATATGGATATTTGCGAGGTTTCATCCTTCCACCTCCAAAAGCTCAGGATTTTCGTAGATGTTGCCGATGATTTTGTAGTATTGTAAAAATTCCTTTGTGATGTCAATCCGATAGGTACGACTCAGACCATCACCGTACCAGCGACCTTTTTCTTTGTCGTATTTGACAATAAAGGTATATTCTGTCTGTATCTGATGATGTAAGATATCGCCTTCAAAAACTTCTGTACCTTCCTTGTCGACTAGTCCTGTTGATTGCATGATACATTCATAATCATCAAAATGTAACCAATCTTTTTTCTCTTCGATCCAAATGATAGGACAAGTCCAGTTTTCGTCATCTGTATCACAATTGCCTACCATGACTCTATAATTCATTTCGTTTCTCGTTCTATCCCACGCTCTGTACTTCGGTATCATGCCAAATCCTCCTTAAATAAACAAACTAGCTAACCATATCAAAAATGCACATGTAATGATTTTCGAAATACTGCTCTTTACAGCATACGAATAATCATACTCAGATTCTTTTTTACTAGATAATACAGGCCAGATGAAAGATAGTAGTGCATCCATCCCTAGTGCTTGCCAAACTGTAATTTTACTGACTGGAACAATCGTTGTGATAATCTCATTCCAACCATACTGAACTACAAACGGCGATACAACGATTACAAATACAGCACCTAAAACAATACCTAGTTTTTTCATTTTATAAATCCTCCTCTTTCACGAAAACCCCATCAATCATCTTACCTTTGCGGTCTTTAATAGCGTCATAAGCAATCTGCAAACAACTGTCTGCATCTGTCCCATTGAATAACGAAACAGAACTAATTACACTGTCAAGAAACATCAAGTCAGACTTAATCAGAGGCATCTGTGTCTCATTGTGACAGACGTGAGCGTATAGCTTCTGAGCGATATTGCCCAAACTTGAAACCATTAGCAGCAATTCAAGTTCTTGTTGATTAGCTGAAATCTGAGCACCGTTCTTAATTTGTTGCTCAAGTCCAATCAATACGACTTGAATATCACCAAGTGCATCATAAATCAGCTCAGATTTGTCCTTTGCAATTCCCTCAAACAATTCTCCTGACTCTTCCATGAGCTTCAAAAACTGCTTGACTGGATTTGCTTCATGTAAATTTCGGTCAACAAACCACTGTTGAACCTTTTCTTCCAAATTTATTTTTGTATTCATCTTACTTTTCCTCCACTTCTTTAAATGATTCCATAGTCTTAATAATTTTTTCTAACATAGATTTATGTAACGTGATGTAATTATTTTTCTTCACTTGTTCACAGAAGATACAAATTCGTTTGCCAAAATAATTACAATTTTCAGTCGAACGGTAACTTTTATCTGCTTCAATTTTTTCTTTATTAGCAAAACTAACAAGAATTACTTCATCAGATTCGTTCCAATCAGGAATTCCCAGACATTTGTGTACATTTTCAAATGCTAGATCCGTTAAAATATCTTTAGCTATCTTTCTCCTCCGTTTTCAAAGTCACGGTCAATAAACCATTGTTTCACTCTGTCTAGTGTGTTCATGATAGCCCCTTTCTATTTGTTATACAAGGTTACATTGCTTGAGTGAGTGTAATACACCTCTCCGTTTTCAAAAGTAACTCGAACGCTATCTTGTCGTTCATATTTCGCCCATTGCGCAACCTTACCTTCGACAATTTGCCCGTCAACTAATTTTACTTTTGCATATTTGAAAGTAAAGGTTGTTCCTAAAATGTCTTTATTCCCGCACCCTACAAGACTAATAAAAGACAAACTGATTAAAATTGTAGCAACTAATATTTTTTTCATATTTCTACCTCATCCCCAACTTTCACCTTCTCATACACTTCCTTCGTAACCACGAACACCCCGTAATCACGAATCGTAAGTGTGTATAGCTTGCCGTGTCGTCCTTTCTCAAGGACCTTACCGAATATCTCTGCGCCTGCGTTATCAGCCTTATAGATAACCATCGGCTTCTTTTGTTCTAGTTCTGCAATCCTGCCCATCTGCCAGATGTTTAGTCCAGCAGATAGCAGAATCCAGATAGCTATGAATCGTTTCAATCTGTGACCTCATTTCTCAATTCAAAATCAATTCCATACAAGAGCAAATCATTTTGAAAGTCAACGAATGCTTCAATCATCTCAGCTTCTTGAAAATCGTATTCCTCGACCGTACCCAAGAAATCATCAATATCATCTCTTTGGACACTTCCATATTCTGTCTTAGTATGTTCCACGGCTAATTCATAGCCATCAACACCAATTGTGTAGCAGATTATACCACTTGAACAATCATATTTGTAATCCTTGATAATCATTGTTTCATCTCCTTGCTCTTAATTTCTCTAGTGAGTCTATTTTTTAAAACATGACTTGTAAAATAAATACCGTCTGCATATGTATAATAATCAGCGGTTTCTTCAACCCATTGACTTCGTGTGTACGGGTATCTCTTTGGTCGTTTCATGTTACCACCTCACATATAAGTATTTTGTATCGATGTCTTGTCTTAAAATACAATCTCTCAATGACCTCAAATCTTCTAACGCACTGCTGACTGTCCCCCATTTGTTCTCAGGTTCATATTGCACATACTTTTCAGGTTGTCTTTCCAATTCAGCTATACCACGTTGAATGTTTTCAAAAATATCAGCAATGTTGTAAATTGTGCCTTGGTCGAAATCCCAATCCATAGCAACCCTGAACATTTTCCCAAGATTGTAAGTTGGAGAACTATTTTCAGGTTCATCAATGCAGATATATTGTCCGTTTTCTATTTTTCCTAAGATTTCCAAATCATAACTCATCTACCTGCCTCCTCCGCAGCATACTGCAGCCATACTAGGCATTCATATAGATCCCTTGCTTGCCTTTTGATGTTGCTTAATGATTGACTGCTCAATTTATCATCCTTTTGTAAGACTTCTATCTTGAGATTTAAAATAGTAGCAGTCAATTCTTTTTCTTTTTTTAAACTTTCACTACATGACATCACTCAACCTCCTCAATCTCAATGCCAGGGCAATCAAACACCCAGCCGAACCCGGCTTCTTCAAGTTCTTTGCGGGTGTGGGCTATTATTTGATGTTCTGGTTCATAAGCTGAATGAAAAAACCATATATCTTTTCGGTTTCCAGAAATAAGGTAATTAGTAAAATGTACACCTTTCACCTTCACCAAATACCGCTTCTCTTTCTCGACCCCGTAGCCTAATATCCAAGCTAGTGCGAAAACTTCGGAATTGTCCCAATACCATTCTGCAACTCTGTCAGACATACTTGCGTCTATTGAGTAGGACAATGTATACCCCAGTTTTTTCTGTTCTGTTATAAAATCCGCCACAAACTGTGGGATTTGGACTTTTTCACGTTCAATTGATTTGTAAATGAATCTCTCGTCTATGCTCACGATTTCTCCATTGGCGACTTGAATTATCTTCTCTTTAGTTCCTAATGTGTTGATTCGAAAACCAACTTCATATCCCTCAATATAAACTTTGTCTTTATTCATCTTCCAATTCCTTCTGTTTGTTTTACTAAAAATCCAGCTCTTGCACCTCATGGCTCAAAGACACAAGAGCTAGCAAATTCTTTATACGCCATTCGTCCAAGTCTGACGCATATTCCAGCTCGCTTTTAACGTGGTTCGCGGCACGTTGATTTTGTAGCTAAGTAATAGCAATCTATCGCACCATAATCAAACCTCACATCGTCTTTTCCGATGTGTTTTTTGAATTTTGGTCTAGTGATACCTGAAAAAGCCCACTGATGGTCTTTCATACGCTCAATAAGATCATCGACATTGTCAAACGTCCCAAGGAAAAACTTGCAGTGCCCATTGTAGACGAAGTAAAGATTCAACATCAATACCTCCTAAAATAACTTCAACTGCTTCTCATAAGTTTCAAGTCTCTGTTGAGCAAGATTGAAAATAGCTTGATCAAGCTCGCAACCGACATATTCAAAACCCAACTCCTGACAAGCAATTAAGCTACTTGCTGAACCGACATGAGTATCAAGAATCTTATCTCCAGCTTTTGCGTAGTTTTGCAGCAACCAAAGATAAAGATTGATGGGTTTTTGAGTTGGATGAATTCTAACCTCATTCAAAGCCTTGTTTCCTTGCTGGATATGTCCTTCAGATATTGACTTCCCTTGCATCATACCGTTCCACATATAGCGAAACATCCGTGTACTATCATGTAAACTGCAGTACGCTATCTCACAATCTGAGAAACTTGACTGGCCATTAACTTTATCCCACACAATTCGACCAGGCCCAAAAGAGTAGTTGAAGTAGTTCACACCCCAAATGATTTGATTTTTTGAAACTCTAAAAAGTTCATCAAAATAATCTCCATTTGGAATTTGCCACTCTGAGGTTTCGCCATACAGTCTGCTTACACCTATTGGACTGATTTTCCGTCCGTAAAATTTCCTTTTTTCTGGTCCAGAAAAATATGGCGGATCAACAATAGCTAGGTCGAAGTAATCATCAGGATATTGTTTCATGATATCCATACAATCGTTGTTAAAAAACTCTCTCATCAATACCTCCTATCCTTCATCCCAGCAGGATACACAAAGCATCTTCCTGTTGCTCCTTCAAAAATCCTACTTGATAAAGCTCCATTCCCAAAATCATCCGAGTAGAGCTCTTTAATTTCTTCACTAGACAGATTAGTGTTGATAATCGTATTCGTCCGATTATCCAGGATCTTGAACAATATCTGATGCGCCCATTCATTACGCTTCGTGTCAGCCTTGCGACTCTCTTTCCCGAGGTCATCTAAGAAAAGGAAATCAACCTCAGACAGTAGCTTGACCATCTTGGCTTCTGAAAATCCATTGTCAAACTCAAAGCTTTCTCGAATCTTGTCGAACAAGGTCACAACCGACACAAAGAGCACACTTTTCGGTTCATCATAAGACTTAAACTGCTCATTGAGAAACCGAGCAAAGCCATAAGTCAGATGACTCTTACCAACACCAGACGGACCAGTGATGATAGCATTTCCAGTCTCACCTCTAGCATACCCACGTTCCAATCGCTTCACGAAATTCATAGCATTTTCATCGATGTCAACTCGAATTTCATAGTCATGTAGCGACTTGCTGGCCAGCTTGCTTGAAACGATACTATCGCGAGTAAAGACCTCGTAAGTATCTGATAGCTTGCTTTTAACTTCAGATTCCATATTCAGCTGTTTTTCAAAGCGTCGGATATTCTCTTTTTCACACTCAGGACATTGACTGATTTCCTCAATCTTGCCCTTGATGGGAATTTTAACAGACCAAAGATGGCATCCATGGATTTTACAAATATCATCAAGAACTGTTCTGGTTTTGAATTGTTTAAACTGTTTCATCTAAAACCCTAGCCTTTCATCAACGGTACTAGTCAAAATTGTAGAGCGCTTCGGCATAGGCTGATTCAGATAGTTGTCCATCTTATTCCCAAAAAGCGTTTGCGGTTGAAGATACTGCTCGTATTCTGTACCTTTCCACTTAGCGACCATAATATCCACAACCTTTTTAAAGTCTTCAAGGACATAGCCCTCTTTTAACCTTGCCTTGATAAATTTTTGATGACTAGCTGTATCAACCTTAAAATTTTTCTTAGCTTTCAAATTGAGATAAGAAATAACTTCTTTACAAATCAACAATTTATTATTATCTATATCAGTCTTTCTAATATCAGTCTTTATTGTTTGTACTTCTTGCGTATCCAGAGCGGTATTTTCTACGGTTCTGGACGGTATTTTTTTCGGTTCTGGAGGTTCACGCTTGATAATTTTTGGACCAAGGATGTAAAGTCGATTTGGCTTAGTCAAGCCCTGACGTTCTTCCCTTAATAAACCTGATGTAACAAGTTCCTTTTTAATCTTGGTTACTGTCTTCTCAGAACAACCCAACTCTTCGCAAAATTCAGCCGTTGTAAAATACATAAAGACTTTGCCATTTCGATCATGCCACTTGGACTCCAAAGACAAGTCCAAACGATTATAAAGCAAGGCGTACATTATTTTAGCGTTGTTTGATAACTTTTTATAAGGCTCCTTAAAGAGCCATTTAGGCAATTGAAAATATTGAAACTTTTCAACTTCATTTTTGAAATAAGTCTCAGCCATCCTCTATCCCTCCACACTTGAAAATTTTGTGTATTCTTTGTGAAAATACAACTTCACTGTCCCTAGACTACCATGCCGATTCTTTTCCAGGATCAGCTCGGTCACGTTATTCGCTTCTTGACTGTCTCCCTGTTCCTTCTGATAGTAGGCATCACGATACAAGAAAGCGACAATATCAGCATCTTGCTCAATAGAGCCAGACTCTCGCAAATCTGCCAGCATCGGGCGCTTATCTTGTCTCTGCTCAACCGATCGGCTTAACTGTGACAGGGCAATGACAGGTACTTTCAAATCCTTAGCTAGTATCTTCAATTCCCTAGAAATCTCAGAAACTACCTGCTGACGATTCTCGCCTTTTGATCCAGTAATCAGTTGCAAGTAGTCAATGATAATGACTCCAAGGCCTCCCATTTCCTGGGCAAGCTTTCGAGACTTTGACCGTATCTCAGAGATGCGAATACCAGCTGTATCATCGACAAAAATAGGTGCGTCATAGAGATTACCTTGTGCATGTACTAGCCTACTCCATTCCTCAACACTCAGATTCCCAGTTTTTAGATGATAACCTTCTACCATGCCCTCAGCTGCTAACATCCGCTCAATCAAGCTTTCCGCACCCATCTCAAGCGAGAAAATAGCAACAGGCTTTTTCTCTTTGACTGCGATGTACTGAGCGATATTCAGAGCTAACGCTGTCTTCCCCATTGCAGGACGAGCAGCAAGGATAATGAGATTATCCTCATGAAGACCGGTCGTAATCTTGTCCAGTCCAACGAACCCAGTCGATAGACCTGTCACAACTCCATCTGTCTGTGAGCGAGTCTCGACCATCTGCATATGTGTATCAAGGATATCGGCCACATTACGAAATCCTGTCCCTGTATTTTGATTACTGATATCCAGCATAGACTTTTCAGTTTTAGCAATGATGTCACTAATCGATACATCACCTTGATAAGCACTAGATAACGAATCTGACAAGTCAGCAATTACTTTCCGGAGCGTAGCCTTTTCTTTTACGAGCTTTGCGTAATGCTCCACATTCTTCGATGTCGGAGTGGAGTTCACCAACTCTACAACATAGTTGATTCCCCCGATTTTTGAAATATCCCCCTGATTAGTAAGAGCAGACACCATAGTCGTAGCATCGATTGGTTCACCTTTTTCAAACAAAGACAACATGGTTTTAAACACAATCTTATTGGTAGGCTTGTAAAAATCATCAGGAGTCAATTCATCTGCTAGAGTGATAAGTGATTCGGGGGAGATGAAGACTGAACCAAGAACAGACTGTTCAGCAGCTAAATCATGAGGTAATATTCTAAATTCTTCACTCATGCGCTATCCTCCCAATATTTGTCTAGATCGACATTCATCACTGCAGCAAGGTTCTTTTGCTCGGTCAAAATTTGTCTGCGATAAGGCGCAAGCCCAGCTTGTCGCTCCTCCTCACTTCGTGGCAAGTAGTATCCGTTTGGCTTCATCTTCTTAGCTACGATAGGATGCCTAAAATTCACACGCAAGCTTTCGATAATCTCTTCCAGCTTACGCTTCGACAGTCCAGTTTCTAAGCGGATTTCACTCGCTTGAATGGGCAAATCGAAAGTAGCGCAATTCATGATCATGTTTAACACACGTATTTCCATCTCGCTCATATCACGACTAACAGTCATGTCTTTGCCCTCCATTTCCTTGGATTCTTACGTAAATCCATAGTCATTTCTTTGTAGAGCAAACGTCCATTTTCTTCTAAGAGATTCGCATTTTGTTTTCGTAGAAGATCATTGTTACCTGCTTCTTCCAGGTAGTCCTGAGCGAGCCTGTCATAGTCTTCGATACATGCCCGAAAAACTTGTGGTACGTCCTCAATCGATGAAGCGAGTCCGACAGGTGGCTGAGTATCATATGTGAATCTCCTATCACTATTTTTCAAGTTTCTTCGAGCAACTTCTCTGAAATCTTCTGCTTCTTCGATAATGACCACAACATTTTGCTCATCCGATTTTTCATTTTTAGCCGTAAGCACCATTAGGATAAACATCCCAATGAAAATCACTGCTAAGCCAAGCAATTGGCTTGATAAAGTTGGTTCTGTCATTCCCTTCTCCTAAATAACTTTTTCTTTCAGTGTTTCAAAAACTTCAAACTTCAAATTTGTCTGTTCTTTTATTTTCTTCAATACATTCAAAACAGTGTCATCTTCGTTAAACTGAATGATGGTATCACTTATAACTAGTTCATAGATGTTAGACATAATTCTATTATCTATTTCTGTTTGTTCATCGGATTCTAGTTCTAAATCGATTTCGTTCTCATAATTTTTGAGAGCGTTAGCGGATTCATTAAATCCATGAATTAACAATGTTCTTTGTAAAATTTCATTCACATCAATGTATTTATCTAAGCTTTCTCTTTCTCTTGCTCGTTTTGTTTCTTCAGGAAACAGAATATGCATTCTATCAAAGATTTTGCTAAGTATTTTTACATTCTTTTTGGTTGGTTTTGTTTGAGTGTTTACAATACTAGCCATCGGATATCCTTTAGTAAATCCAAGTTTTAAATCTAAATCACTGGCAGAGGACGAAACCTCTTTTCTAAGATTTTTTAAAATATCAATAAGCAAAGATGCCCACATTATCGACATAAAATCATGGCCAAATGAACCGTTGTAATCGTTTGGTTTGTCAAGTGGATTAAATTTCTCGGTGGATAAATTTTGTACAATTTTTTTTAGATTTTCATCTTCGTGTTCATATTTTTCAAAGAAATTTCGTAAACCTGGTCTATTCTCTTTCTTCATCTTATGTTTGTATGCTTTTTTATTATTCATCTTATTTCTCCTCATGCTCTTAATTTTCGTACTTGTTTTTCTAATTCCAAAATCTCATAAACATCATTGACATCATACATAATATCTTTCCCTTGCTTACGAAATCTTAATCCTTTGCGTTCTAACTTCTTAATATAGCCGTGAGTAAAGCCGAACTTCTTCATCAAAGCCTGTTGATTGATTGGCATACGATCATTCTCTAACTGCTCCTTGACCTGCTTTTCAGCAAAGGCCAATAATTGATTCGTGAACAATTCAGCACTTTCGCCATCCAATCGTAATTGTAACGTTATACCTTCCATTTTCTACATCCTCTCAACTATGCGGGCAAGCATTTTTGTGATATAATGGTTTAAATTATTTAAGTATGCGCCTGATTGCCGTCAGGTGTTTTTTTGTTATTCTCCTATCTGTTATAATAAAGCCAGAAAGGAGGTGAGAATATGAAACAATTCATTAAAGATTGTTTTGATGAGAGTGATGAGAATGATTCAATCACAATCACTTTCTCAAATGGTGATAAAATTGACTTTTTCCAAGTATATGATGATTGCTCTGACACTGCGAATCATATAGTTCTTGTAGAAGTTGAAACGGATTTTCGACATCTAGTCAATCTTGATTATGTAGTACACATTCGTTCAAATGCGTAATCTTCCAGCACCTAATTTTGATTATTAGGTGTTTTTTGTTGCATAGCACGTTTTCTGATATCTTTCTTCAAACAATCAGCTAAGTGAAGCATATTCGGGACCTTGCTTCCTTTGATGCTACTAATAGCTCCTAAAGCTTCATAGTAGGTCTCTGTGTGTTCCAAAATATCATCAACCATATTTTCAAAATGTTTCTCAATAATTTCTTTGATGAGATCATTATTTTGTTTCTTTACGCTCATATATTTTTCTCACTTTCTAAATTTTTGACCAGAGCTATTTAAGTAAAGTATTTTTAAACGACTGTTTGACAGATACTATATGAGGCGCTTCACGGTTATTTATATAATCAACCTGAATAAGTGTCTCTGGCGCTTCATCTTTCTTTGTTTCCCAAATTATCTTGAGACCTTGAAGCCCGATATCTTCTGCTTGAAAATCAATCCCGTTCAAAATAACTCGTGGAATACTAGAGTCGCTATCTATCTTAATTTCTAAATTTTGAATTGGTAGCAAATTTTTTGATAGGCCGCTCATCATCCCTCTCTCCTTTCTTTAATTTGTTTAATTTGTTAAACATCTGTTTTAAAAAAAATCTTTTACTTGCTTATTAAAAACTACTGCTAATTTTTGAAGTGTTCTAATTTTTACTGTTGACGACTGACCTGATTCAATCAGATGTATTGTTGTTCGAGAAACATTTGACTTCTCTGCAAGTTCCTCTTGAGACATTTTCTCTGTCTCACGCCATTTTTTTAAACGTTCTCCTTGCACGTTCCTACCTCCTTATTTTTCTATTTGTTCCTCGCAATTCTGCTATAATAAAAGCAGAAAGGAGGTTTAATCATGAGTAAAGATTTTGATGCTTTTAAAAATTCCACTTACGCTACTTTAAAAACTATGATTTCTGGTGATGTAAATATCGTTTTAGGAATTATAGAGACTTTGCTTCAAGCACAAGCAAAAGATCTTGAAAACACATTTACAAACCGAAAAATCGATGATTTGATGAAGCGTGTTGCTGAGTTAGAGTCACAAGTCGATGAACTCTCAAAATAGCATCATCTAATTCCTTCTCAGATTTTTCTTGCTTTTTTTGAGTTTTGACAATAAAGTCTGAGTAAGCATTTTCCCACGCCTTGACTATTTCCGTAGTCGAGGCTTTTATTTTTCCACTATACGGATATCGTTTTGGTCTCATTTCCTCATTACTCCCGAAATTCTATTGAAAGAAGAGATAATTAATCTTTCTCAAAGATTAATACATTTTCTTTTTCCCAATACTGAGTTACAACTCTAATCGGATCATCTTCTGTTCCTTTCCCTCGTTTAAATGTAATTTTTATTAATTCAACAATTTCAACACTTTCCACCTCTTTTCCTCCTTTCTCCTTTTTTTCGCTCTATGAGCAACAGCCTGCCAGGGATTCGAACCCTAGTGCTACCGATCAGGCTACATTCATTTTGTCCAGCATTCCTGCGAACGCTGCATCAAAGCGAATGTCATCAATTTCATCTTGAGTGAAACCAGCATCAAGAAGGTAACGCTCTTGGCGTCCGATCTCTTCTGCCAACTCTGTCCATCCGAAAGCGAACTGACGGCAGTTGTTCCAGAATGATTCAAGCTGACCATAGAGGAAGCCTTCCTCGTATGTGTTTTGAAGCAAGGTTTCTGCAACCACTGCTTTGAAGATGTTGATGGCTTTCTCGTTTAATGTGTTCATGGTGTTTCCCTCCGATTTGTTTTTGTTATTTCCTTAAGCTTGATT